CGGGATCGCGAGCGCCGCTTTCCTCGTCTCTGCCTGCATCGGCTTTATCTCGGCGACGATCGCCGCGCGTAGCCGTTTGCGGAGCCCTTGCCCGACGTCGCCAGCGGCGCGAAGGTCACGAGCCAGAGCTCGGAACTCCGCGCCGCCAGTGATGCGGACGTCACCGTCCGCCACTGCCCGATCAGGTGATCGGAACGGCGACGTTCAGGTTCGGCCGCTTCGGATGCGAGAAGTCGACCGTGATCTGACCCGCGACCGACGTCGACTCGTCGAGCTTCGTATCGAGAACCTCGACCGGCCACACGTCCATGACGAAATTCTGTGCGGGCGGGCCGACGACCGGAGCGTGATCGCCCTCCGGGAAAATCACGATGAAACCCTTATCGCCTTCGGCGAACAGGGTCCGAGCCGACGTGAACTCGTCGACGTACAGCGCCAGCGCGGACGCCGCCGCGGTCACACGGCCGCGAATGGTGCCCGTGAACGTGTCGCCCGTGTCGGGAACGTCGAGCGTCGCGCCGGACAGTTCGAAACCCGAAATCGAGCCGTCGACGATTTCGCCGGACAGGTCGGTTCCGGCGTCGAGCTCGGCGCGCTTCGGCGCGGACGGGTCGGCGATGGTCGGCACGTAGTACCACTGACGCGTGCCGACCGGAAAGTAGCGCTGAGTCGTTCCCAGCGGCGTAGCGGTCATGCCTGTTCACTTCCTGTCGTCTCGTCGGTCGACGCGTCCGCGTCACCGTCTGATTGCTCGGCGTCTCCGCTACGCGGCCGCCACCCTGAGCGGCCGTGATGAACGGCCGCGTCGTCCCGGACGCGAAGCACGCGGCCGGGCAGGTTCTCGTGTTCGAGCTCGATCACTACGGCCTCCGGAACGCTTCGACGTGTACGTAGAACTGCACGGTCGCCACCGCGCCCTTAGTCGTCGGGTCCTGTACGAGATGACCGCTAGAAACCGTTGCGCGGCCGCGGATTGCGCGCCCGAGCGTCGGATCGACGTCGATCGCCGCGGTGATCGCGTCGACCATCGCGAACGCGTTTACACGCACCGCCGAGAGGTTCGTTCCGCCGCGCCACGACGACGCCTCACACGTCACGTCGAACACTTCGAGCGGCTGAGCTCGCCCCGTGTCCGCATCCGTAACCGTGAACGTCACGGCCTCCGTGGTCGGCGTCGACGAATACCCGACGACGACTAGGTCGGCGTCCGTGTTGACCGGCGACCCGTCGCACACTTCCGCGGCCGGGCACGCGCCCTTCACCGCGGCGACGATCGCGTCGAGCGCGGCCGGAATCGGTGAGGTACTCATGCGATGAACACCTCGTCACGGATCGTCTTGCCGTACAGCCCGAGCAGCTCGCGCACCGCGTACGGCATCGCGTTAGCAATGCCCGGGATCGTCTCGGCTTCAATGTCGATGCCCGGACGGCCGCCGCTCGCGTTGAGCTGCGACCGTTCCCAGAGATGTTGAGTCAGGTCGAGCGCCGCGAGCCGGTAGTTCGGCGGAACGTCAGCGACGTTCGCGTAACCGGCCGAGTACGTGACAGCGACCGTCCAGCGCCAGCCCGGAACGGTCAGCTTCGCCGAACCATCCCACGTCCACCCGGCGACGCCGTACAGCCGATCCGCGGGCGGAACGACGTCCGTGTTCCCGTCGCCGAGATAGTGCGTCACGGTCGTAATCGACTCGACGGGTAACTCAGGGAGGATCACGACGCCGCACTCGTCAGCGTCGAACACAGCGGCCGTGAACGTGACCGGGTCAATATGGCCCTTGATGTATTCGATAGCCGCACACGCCGCGTTGATGAAACCCTGAATCTCGGCGTCGTTCGCCGTGTCGGTTTCGTTCAGGTGCGTTTTCGTCTCGGCAAGCTGAATCCACGGCATCGGTCAGCCCTTCGTCGACGGGTTGCGGCGACGGTGCCGCGAGCGGCGCGGCTGAGTGCGCGCCGCGATCGGACGGCCCGGCTCGTCGACCGACTCGAAAAGGTGAGCTCGACCCTCAACGACCGGATGATCGTCGGGGAGCTCGTCGCCTTCCGCGATGACGAGACGCAAGTCGGAAGCGTGAAACGTAGTCAATGCCCTTAGCTGCAAGGGAATACCCCTCTCGCGAGGTTGTGCGAACGTGCGCCGACGGCCGCGTCGACGAGGGGAGGATCGACGCGACCGTCGGCCGTTTGTGTGCGAGCTGTTCCGGCCCGGTTACCCAGCCGGGCCGGAACGCTTCGCTAGCCGGATCAGGTGGTCTTGACGTCCAGCAGCCGGAACGCGTCAGCGTTCAGGCAATCGCCGCCGACGCGCCAGTGCGCGAACCAACCGGCCTGACCGTTCGGGCGACCCGTTGCCGGGTCCTTCACGAGATCCTCGAACTGCACGGTCATGCCGATACGGTCGACGATCAGGTAGTTCCTGAAGTCGCCCAGCGCGGCGATGTAGTTCGACGCGCCCGAAGTGGCCGACAGAGCGTTGCTCGCCTGCATTTCGGACGACTCGCGGACCGGCTTCCCGAGAAGCTGAGCAGGGTTGTCCATGCCCAGGTCCGCCCAGAAAGCGGACTGCGGGTAACCGGGACCCTGCGCGAACTGGCGAGTCGCGAGAATCGTCTCGTACTCCATGAGCCAGGTCGCGTTCGGCCGGTAGCGCGGAGGCAGAGCGGCCGCGAGGCTGTAGACGTCGCCGACGGCGTACGTCGACGTCGCGGCCGAGTCCACGATCGAACCGGCCACAGCCGCCACAGCGGTAACGACGCCCTTCGGCTGACCCGTTCCGGTGCCGATCGCGAAAGCGGCCGACTCCAAACGGTTCTTAGCGTCGGCGAGCAGCGTCCCGAGCTGACCGACAACGTTCGTGTCCTGCATGACCTCGAACGACGCCTGAATGTAGGCCGCCGCCTTGTGAACGTCGACCTCCGGACCGGCGTACGACGGCGAAGCGTCGGACGCGGGCGCACCCTCGCCGAGCCACTCCGCGGTCACACCCGCGGACGAGACGCCGTGCCACTTGTTCGTCGCGATCGTCTCGACTCGCGAGACGGCGCGGAACGGGTTCACGGTGCCGACGTTCGTCAGGATGAGCGACGGGTCGAGGAAATACGGCACGAGGTAGCCGCCACCGGCCGAGCTGCCCTCGTTGATCGCGCGACGGTGCTCGTCGGCGAACCGAAGTGCCCGCATGGCCTCGTCGTCGAGCTGCCACGGCTGAACGCCGCCGAGGATGCCCTCGAATGCGCGGAGATAGTCCTCCGAGCCGGTCAGCAGCATGTGACGCGCGATCCGGCCCTGACGGTCGGAACGGCGCAACAGCGACTCAGTGTGAGCGCGAGCCTCGTCGTCGATCAAGTCCGACGGAGCCTCGTCGAGCGCGGCCAGCGCGCGCGACTGAAGATCGCCGACGGACAGCGAACCGGAGCGCACCGCGGCCAGGTCGCCGAACGGCTGAACGCGAGTCGCCGAAGCGGAACGCGAACGACCGGCCTCGCCCATCGGCTCAGTGCCGCGGCCGGAACGCATGGCCTCGCGGGCGCGGGCAATGGTCGCGGCGCGGCGAGCGACAGGCTCACGCTCCGCGACGAGCTCGTCGTGACGCGCTTCGAGCTCGTCGAACCGGGTCGTCTGCTCGTCGTCGAGCTCGTCGGCGACGTCGGCGAAACCGGCCAGGTCGGCGCGCACGGTGGCGAGCTCGCCGTCGATTTCGGCGAGACGGGTCGCGATCGCACCTTCGGCGCGGTCGTCACCGCCTGCGATCCGGAACACGGGACGGCCGCCGACAATGCCGAGCGCCCGCTCGCCCGTGATCGGGTGAACAGGGAAGGTATCCACTAGAGGATTCCCTTTCGGTACAGGCGCGCACGAACGGCGCGCTTCGTCATCTTCAGAGCGGCGTGGCCGTCGTCGGCCGGGTCCGTCTCTGTGGCGGGTCCCGTGTTGGGAGTGCCGGACGACACGGCTTCGAGCCGTGTCGCGAGCTCAGACAGACGCGCGAGATATCCGGCGCGCTGCCCGTCGCTTCCCATCTCCGGAGCCGCGTCGGCGTCCGGGTCAGGAACGTTCAGAATTTGCGAGAGAACCGCTTGCGCCTGGTCGAGCGCGTCGTCGGTTTTCGTCAGCGCGTCGACGATCGGGTCGAGCGCGCGGTCGCCCGCCGCGAGGTTGTCGAGGATGAGCTGAAGCAACATGACGTCTGTGTCGGCGAGCTGCGCGGCGCGGACGCCGAGAATCGCCGCGTCGGCGTACGCCGGGAGCGGAGTCGGCCCGTACTCGATCAACGCGATTTCTTGCCGCGTGACCGTCGTCAGCTTCCCGCCGCGCTTCCGGAACGGTCCGCGGTCCGGCGTCGAACGGATCATTCGACCCGTGAACGACTGACCGCGAATGTCGCCGTTGTTGATCGCTTCGAGAACCTCGTCGGCGAGCGGCGTCCGGTTGTACCGGGTCACGGTCAACAGTCCGCGGCCGTCGGCGCGCACTTCGAGCGGCGTACCGATCGGCATTGACCCGCGCTCAGACGGCGTCCCGTGCAACGTCATCCCGTGGTTGTAGAAAACCCGGAAGTCGTTCCCGCGATGCCCGAGCGTCCGCGTGAACGCGTTGTGGTCGATCCGTTCCAGGTAGTGCCCGTCCTGGTCGTGAATCTCGGAATCGGTCCCGAACACCGCGGCGTACGCCTCAACGGTCCGACCATCGCCGCCCGAACGAACGCGAATGTCGTCGAGTGCGACAGTCCGCGTCGACATACCGGCGCGCGGGGCATTTCGGTAACTCATGCTGTGGTTCCTTCCTGCCCGTTGTCGGCCGGGGGAGTGGCCGGGTCCGCGCCGCCCGCCTTTCCGTCCGGCTGAATCTCGCCGGAAAGCGGAGGCTGAAGCTGCACAGAGAAAAGCCCGGTGTGTTTGCCGTCTAGTGCCGTGAAATCGCCCGTACGGACCGCCTGAACGGCCGCCTCCGGGTCGAACCCGGCGTCGATCAGCGAACGGATAGTCGCCGCGTGCGACGAACGCACTTCGGCCGCTTCCTTGATGTTGTCCTGCATGAAAGCGACGTCGCGCTCGTCGTACCAAAGGCGCGAACCCGTAGGCACTTCGAACAGCACTTCGAGCGACGCGGCCGCGTTCCGCCACAGCGGACGCATGGTCAAATCCACGAACCGCTTCAGCGCCGCGTCGTACGTGTTCGTCCCGAGGAACGCCGTCGTTCCCTTTGTGCCGTCGACGAATCCGACGATCACGCCAGGAACGCCCGCGGCCGCCGCGACGCGAGACTCGCTCGACGTCAGGACGACGGAGTAATCGAGGTCCCGCATGTTGAACGTCATCGGGACCGGGTCAGCGCCGCCGCCGACGTAAAGCGTCTTGTACGCGTTCCACGGTCCGGAGTGCGCCTTATCCATCGCCGCGACGAGCGCCTCGAATTTCGGCTTCGAAATCGACGGGTCGACCTTCATCGCCATTTTCGGAACCGCGCCGTTACGGAAAAACGCGCCCTTATGCGCGACCGCGGCGTCGTCCGCTTCGATTTCGCGAAGGACGGGCGTAATCCAGCTCATGCCGCGGTGATATGCCTGCGGGTCCGGGTACGGCGCGAAGTGCGCGACCTCGTTCGGAAACAGAAACTCGCCCTCGCCGAACGTCCCGCCCGGCATACGCGGCGTGTAGAAGTACCCGACGAGCTCGCCGTCGAGTGCGTCGCCGAATAGTTCCGGCTCGTCGTGCGAGCCGTAAATCGCCGTGATCCAGTCCGGCCGCAACCGGCGCAAGTGCCCGTTTACACGGATGACGAACGCGTTCCCCATTAGGTCGACGTCCTGGCACATGCGCGCGAGAAGGTCGCCGGTCGTCCCGCCGATCCACGGCGATTCGAGAATCGCAAGATCGGCGTTGCCGAACAGGTCGCCCGGTCGGCCGTTCCTCATCTGCTGCCACTGAAAGCGAACCTCGCTGAAAACCTCCATGCGGGTTCGCTGGCACGCCCACACGATCGGCGAGCGCTTCAGTACGCGCTCCGCGATCGCGTCGAGACTCGCGTCGGCCGTCTCGAATTCGCCGTTGATCGGCCGGTTCCCGTGCGCGTACAGACCGGCGAACGGGTCGAACCCGTCCGGCCGTGTCGCGCCCGGTTGCCACCGCTGCCGAAGCTGGTCGAGCAAATTCACGAGCCGTCACCGCTTCCGAAGTCGACGAGCAGCGCGGCCGCGCCGAGCAGCACGCCGAGCAAGATCAGGACGGCCCCGAGCCCGGCCACGAGCCCAACGCCCGCGAGCACGAGCACGGCCGCGACGAACAGAAGCGCCAGCGGCGCGAGAGTCACCCGCTTAGAACCCATGCGTCGACCTCGCTTCCCTCGCCGTATGCGGCGAATCCGTCGCGCGCGAGAGTCACGGCGACGAGCGGTGAGATATCGACGGAGCTGTTCTTGCGCGACCAAGCCCACGCGTCAGCGAGCGGCCGCGTCCGAGCGCCGGTCAGCGCGTCGGCGAGCTGTGTCTGTCCGATGTGGCGGAATGCGTCGTTCACGACGTCGTCGGCGAGCGCGCCGCACGCTTGCGCGTACTCGCGGCCGCCCATGAGCACGAGCCGAACCTGTCCCTCGTCGGGAACCTCGTCCTCGTCGAGCTCGACGAACACGGGTTCGCCGTCCTCGCGCCGAAACGCCCTGAGACGCTTCAGGAAGCGCCCGGCCGGGCCGGACGGGTCAACCACTAGGCACACGGGTTCGTGTTCGTCGACGAGCTCGACGAGCCGGTCGACAACCCAACGCGTCCCGGGCCGGTGCTCGATCAGCTCGCCGTGCCCGACGTCGTCGCTTCGCAACCCGTAGGCCGCGATCGACGTCGTTCCGGCGTCCGGCGTCACGTCCAGACCGAACGCGACCCGCGACGAAATCCTCGAGCCCGTGTCGGCGCGGTCCGGCCACGCTTCACGCATCGGCGTCAGGACGGAGTCGTGTCCTTCGGCGACCGCCTCGTCGTGCAACCCGCCGCGCTCACGAAAAAACTTCGCCGCAAGGTCGACCGTCACGCACTCGACGCGCTCGTCGAGGATCGTCTGAACCTGTAGCCGCTTCCCGAGCTGCGGATTCGCGGCGCGGAGCGCGTCCAGGTCGTCGAGCACGCACCCGACAGCCTTCCCGTACACGTGCGAGCAATTCGCGCCGTCCCGGCAAGCTGAGACGCCCTCGCGAATACACCATTCGAGATACGCGAGGCGCGCCTCGCCGCCAGCGCGGCCACGCTCGACGAAAGTCCGCAGAACGTCGGATTCCTCGTGCGCCGCGGACGAGCCCACGATTACCTGCGGGTCCGGCTGAGCGGAAATCGAGAACCGAAGCGCGCTCATATGCTCCGGAATGAGCGCGTAGCCCTCATCTAGAACAATCTTGCGCGGCGACTTTCCGACGCCCGCGCCTTTCGTGCGCGTTTTGAACACGAGTCGAGAGCCGGTAACCGTCTCGATCGACATATCGGCCGGCGTGTCGTGCATATACGCGATTCGCTTCCGCAAAATCGGCGTTCCGTCGATAATTTCTTTCATATCGCGGTACGTCTCGCGCGAAGTGTCGAATTCATGCGCGGAATGAACGACGAGCCGTTCGCCAGTGACGAAAAGCCACCCGAGCTCAATCTGTTTGATCCCGCCCGTTTTCAAATTCTGGCGACACGCGAGCAGAACGACAGTCGACGCCGCGGACCGTCCCGCGGCCGTGAGCGCGAACGTCGCGTCGAGCGCGAGCTGTTGCTCAGCGTCCGGCGCGTACCCGGCGACCGTGCAAAGGCGGCCAACCTCCGGGCCGAGCGTCCGATGCCAGTCGGGCAGGCACACGAACGCCGGTTCGACCATGCCGTTAGCCAGTGCCGCCCGGTAAGCGCTTGACGTTCGCGGATTCGAGAATGTCGTCGAGCTCATCTCGCTCCGTTTCGGCGTCGTGCATCGCTTCGGCGAACGCGGCGCGGTACTCCTTGCTCAGTGCGGCGCGCGCCGACCCGGTGTCGCCGCGCCGCGGGTCGTCGAGGATCGCCGCGTGCTGTAGCGCGAGCTGACCGAGCGGCGTATCGAGCCGCTCCGCGGCCGCGAGCTGTTCGTACGTGGCCCGCCACATCGGGCCGGGT